GTCAAAGATATATTTAGCAGATTTAGATGATTTTGAACGAATGAAAAAAGAGATAGTTAAAGTTTCAAAGAATAATAATGTTCGTAATATAGCAGCGATTATGAAGATTATGTTAGATATTTTGGAGAAGTATAATGATAACAAAACAACAAGCTGAGGCTAGAGTCTCATTTTTGGAAAATTTGTTAAAAGGTATTTATAGAGAAAAGGTTCAAACCCAAGAAAATGGGGAAGTTAAAGTTAAGTTAAGTCCGTCTGAATTATTAGAATTGATAAAAGCAGAGAAGGAGTTAATAGAATTAAGGAGGTATGTTGGTATCTATTTGGAAGATGAAAGTGTCCTAACTGATACCAAACAGAAGTTATAATGGCTAAACCAGACACTAATAGAGCTAATTTAAGAATTGCACATTGGTTGAAAAAAAATAGATATCCGACCTATGTACACGCTTTACCGCCAGACCTAAAGGCTTTGGTGGATAAGATGATTAGTGATGGTGTTTCTGATACTCAGATAGCGAATGAATTGAACGCCAAGTATGGTGAGACGATAAAGGCTTTGACAGAGTTTAATTGTGCGATATCAAGATTTACGATTGGAACTTATAGAAGGAAGTATTGGAAAAAATCAAATAGTTATTCTTTGTTGGTTTTGAACGGAGACGAGGAGTTGAAAAAAGATGTAGAAAATGTAGCAATTGAAATAGCCAAATTAGCCACGCAGGATTTACCGCTTTTAGCAAATATTAGAAAAATGGTTGAAAATGCTGTTGAGGTTAATTCCCAGATGAAAGGAATTGATGACGCTACATCTAGAGGTATTGTTGCATACAACACATTTTTTGAGGGAGTAGTAGACAGGCTAAAGAGTTTAGGAATTATTATCAATAGTAACCCCCAACTACCAGAAAGTATGTCTAATGAGGCTGTAGAGGGTGAAGTAGTTTCAGACCCCCAAGAGATAGAAAAGCTGAAAGCGGCTATTGAGGCTATTGAAGGAACTGGTAGATATGCAGACTATTACAAACGAAAAGATAAATGAAAAAGTCAGAGAAGCAGCAAAATGTAATTTAGCTTTTTTTTCTGAATATGTTCTGGGTTACAAAAATGCACCGCATCATAACGAGTGGTATTCTGTTTTGCAGGATAGTACAAATAGAAAGATTGTTATACTTGCACCAAGAAACCACGCAAAGTCCACTTGTTTGAGTATTAACTACCCTCTATGGGAGATGTGGAGAAATCCAGAGATAAGGATAGTTATTATTTCCAATACAGCCAGTCAAGCTTCGTCATTTTTAAGAGCTATCAAATTTGTAATAGAGAGAGATGATAAATATAAAAGGATAGTCGGTGAATTAAAACCACGATACCCAGAGAAGTGGACAGATAATGAGATTATTATTAACAGATACACAAAGGAAAAAGACCCCACGATTTCAACAGTAGGTACAGGTGGAGCAATTTTATCTAAAAGAGCAGATTTGATTTTGGCAGATGATATTTTGAATAAAGACAATACCAGAACCCCAGAGCAAAGACAAAAAGTTGAGGAGTGGTGGAAAGATGTGGTTATGCCAGTTTTAGAGCCAAATCACGGAAGGATTATATGGATATCAACGGCTTTCAGTAGTGAGGATTTAAGCCAAAAATTGTTAGCAGACCCGACATTTGATTATAGAAAAGTGTTTAGAGCCATTGAAAGGGAGTCTGATAATAAGGAGTTATGGGAAAAATACAGAGAGATTTTGTTTCATAGTGGAAAAGAAGAAGCCAATAGATTTTACGAAGCTAACAAAAAAGAAATGCTTTCTGGTTCTAAAGTTCTTTGGGAAGAAAGGTGGTCGTATAAAAGACTGTGTGATGAACGCATAAGTTCTGGAGTTAGGTCATTTAACTTGATGTATCAGAATGACCCAGTTAATGATGAAACAGCGGTGTTTAGGGAGTCGTGGATTGAACAATGTAAAGATACAAAGCGTAGGTTATTAGATACTTTCCAGCAGTCTACTTATGATATGCAGATTATGGTGATTACTCAGGGAGTTGATTTAGCTATTTCAGAAGATGAGTTAGCAAACGAGACAGTTATCACGACATTGGCAAAAAATGGAGATAATAAGTTTGTAATTCTTAACGCAGTAGGGGGTCATTGGTCTCCGTCAGAAACCAGAGCCAACATCAAAGGTCAGAATGATAGGTTCAATCCAGCCTTGATTTTAGTAGAAAATAATGCTTTCCAAGCGTCTATGGTCAAAGATTTACAATCCACCAGCACAGCACCGATAAAAGGATTTACCACAGGAGGAGAGAAATTTGATGAGTTCGTTGGTATCAATTCCTTAGCAGTAGCTATGGAGAACGGTCAATTCATAATTCCAGCAGACCCGAGTCACGGAAGGACAATAGACTACTACGAAAGAATTAAGCACGAAATGATGTCTTTTCCGTCTGGTCATACAGGAGACTGGTTGATGTCGTTATGGTTTGCGTTCACAGCACTTAGGTCTATTACTTCAAATGAGGTTTATCGTGTCACCGCTACGAATGTTAAACCAGATGTAGAGTATTGATATATTGACATATATGGAACAATGTGCTATTATTGGTATCAAGGCTATGGAATGATGAAAAGGTAGATAGGAAAACTATTATGGTTCATCAGATATCTAAACAGTTCAAACCGAAGATGGTAAAGAAAATGGAGAAAGTAGTTAAAGAAGTAGAAGGAGTTGAGTTACAGTCAATTTAATTGTGAGATAGATATGTCAAAAAAATGGCTTACATTAAGGAATGTTCGCAGATGGGAAGAAGTTTGTAATTGCTCTGGTGTGTCTCTGTGTGGTTACATTCCCACATTCATACACGCTAAAACCTGTCCGTTATACGAGTGTGGTGTACAAAATTGGGCAGAGTTAATTTCAGCACAGGGGGTGGGAAGTAATGTCCAAGAAAGTAACTGATAAGGCTAAGGCTAAAAAGATGGCTATAAAGAAAGGTAAGAGAGAGCAGAAACGCAAAATTATAGCTAAGGCTCATAAGAAAGCATTTAGTAATAAAATAGTTAAAAAAGGAAAAAAGTAAATTGAATATTGGACTGGTTGGGCAACGCAGGGTAGTTATGTTAGCGTACCGATAGGGATAAAAAGTCTGACTAAACTATTAGGGAACTCAGAGAACCTTAAATAGATTCCCTACCCAACCTGTTTAGTGTTTAATTTTGAAAGAAAAGAAATAAAAATGAAAAGTTCAAATAGTAAAGTTGCTTTAGTGACTGGAATAACTGGGCAGGATGGCTCTTACTTAGCAGAGTTTCTACTTTCCAAAGGTTATGAAGTTCACGGTATGTACAGACGCACCTCAACAGACAACCTGTCTAGAATTAGCCATTTAAGGGGTCAAATTGCCACGCATTACGGAGATTTGGAGGATTACACCTCTTTACTCACTTTGATACAAAAAACTCAACCTGATGAAGTGTACAACCTTGCAGCACAATCTGATGTAGGTGCTTCGTTCCAGTTACCAATTCAGACAGGTTTAGTAACAGGTCTTGGTGTTACAGCATTACTTGAGGCTATACGAGAGACGAAACCTGATGTAAAATTCTATCAGGCTTCCTCTAGTGAGTTATTCGGTAAAGTCGTGGAAACGCCACAGACGGAACACACACCATTTTACCCAAGAAGTCCGTATGGTGTAGCGAAACTATACGCTTACTGGATGACAAGACTATACAGGGAAGCCTATGGTATTTTCGCCTGTAATGGAATACTTTTTAATCACGAAAGCACACGCAGGAATGAACAGTTTGTGACTAAGAAAATAGTAAAACAAATGGTAGAGGTTTGGAAAAGAGAAAGAGAATTTATTGAACTTGGAAACCTAAACGCTAAAAGAGATTGGGGATTTTCCCCTGATTTTGTGGAAGCAATGTGGTTAATGTTGCAACAAGAAAAACCAGATGATTATGTTATAGCCACAGGTGAAACACACTCTGTTAGAGAATTTGTTGAGGAAACGGCTAAACAACTTGATTGGACTATAAAGTGGAGTGGAGAGGGTATAAATGAAATAGGTACAAATCAGTTTGGTGATGTAGTAGTAAAAGTTAATCCAGAGTTTTACAGACCAGCAGAAGTAGAAATACTACAAGGAGACTACTCAAAGGCTAAGAAGGTATTGGGGTGGAGTCCTAAAACTACATTTAAGGATTTGGTAAAGTTAATGGTAGAGGAAGAATTAAAATGAAGAAAATAGTTGTATGTACAATTAGCAGTAGTTAGTCTGGTGGGGAGATACTTGCTGACTCCCCATCAGAGTTATGTCTGTTAAATGTATAGGTATGAGGACTTGCGTCTTAGATTGTGTTGAAATCAGAATGAGAGGTACAGTACTCGCAATTCGGGCAGGGTTGCAACCAAAACTGTATCTCTCGTTTTGATTTTAGGTATAATAGGACACAAGTCTTATTTATAAATGGGTTGTATTGACATTCAATTTGGTGTATTATCGTTTTATGGCTAAATCAATTTTCAAAACTATATCTGAGATGTTAGGTAGAGTAGAAGCTACACCAAGATGGTTCAATTCGTTAAATAGGTATGATGCTGTTGGTTATGATTCGTTAGATTATTCCAAACCAAATTTTTCGTTATCAAGAGCAGTATATTATGCAAGTGTTGTTAGTGATGGTGTTTCAACAGTAGGAGAGAAGTATTTATTGGGTTCTGTTTATGGTAAGCCGATTATTAACTCTGCTTGTGGTTTCGCTTTCGCACAACCGTTCTCAATTAAGGTAGGTGGGGATAGTGAAAACGAGACAGCATACTTTGTTAATGAGTGGGTAAAAAATAATTACCCAGAAATTTTTGAAGCACTTCGTTATTCTATGAGAGACGGAGTTTCATATTTAAGAGTAAAAGATGACTTAAGTCCCAAATTGATACCAGGTGAAAGAACAACTATAAAGGTTGACCCTGTAACAGGTGAAGTGATTGGTTTTGATGTTAATGTAAATGTTCAGGAAGATAACGCTACTTCAGTTGAATATCGTACAGAGTACAGAAAAGATTCCCCGTACATAAGAGTTATAAAAATAAAAGATAGCAAGGAAACAGTCCTTGAGGAAGTTACTGGAGATGATGGTCAACAACCTTTGGAAGTTATAGCGTTTCATAATGAAAAAGAGCCTTCGTTTGTTTATGGAATTTCAGAGTTCCAGAACATCTATTATTTGATGGCTAACTATCACTCAGTAATGTCTAAGGCTATAAAGAATAACATTTTTAACAGCGACCAGTTCCCATACATAAGTGGAATAGATAATGTCAATACATTCTTAATGTCTCAAGGAGAAAGACAAGCAGATGGTTCGTATAAGATAGATTGGGATGCTCACAAGATTTTGTTAGGTGGAAAAGACTTTAAGGTTGATATGATTTCTCCGATTCAAAATGCAGGGGAAGCAGAAAAATTATTAAATCTATTGTTCTGGGCAATTTGTCAGACCTCAGAAACTCCAGAGTTTGTAATGGGTACAGCAGTTTCCAGTTCCAAAGCATCAGTACAAGAGCAAATGCCGATAGTGCTTAGAAAAGCAGATAGAAAAAGAAAACAATACGAACAATACATCAGGGAGTTGGTGAGTTTAATAATGTATAAAGGTTCTAAGTTAGACTCCAGAATAAAAATCTTAGATGATTATACGGTAGTGTTCCCAGATATAGTTGATGATGATATGAATGTGAAAATAGAATTAGTAAAGTTCCTTAGTGATGAGGGTCTTATCTCTGACAAAACTAAAGCAACTCTGTTAGGTTTAGAGAAATATGTTGATGATATAAATGAGGAATTAGCAAATGCTTATGAAGAGAAGAAAAAAGCAGACGAAGAGTTTGCGAAAAGTATCAAGTTGGCTAACGAGCCAAGTGATGAATTAAACAAAAAGGATATAGAACAGGAGGAATAATTTGATAGAAAAAGTTAAATGAACAAAGAAAGAAAAAATATGCTTGGTTTAATCCAGCAACAAGATAAAGAAATAGATGACTTGATGAAAGATACCAAAGAAGAGGTTATTAAGTATGCGGCTAAGTCAAGAGATAGAGATAATAAGATAGATGAGAGGAAGTTTGAAAAATACATAAAATATGTTTTCGCATTTTGGGCTTTGAACTTTACCAACATACTTATTAAGTACAATGTTCAAGTTACAGAATTGGCTGGTAAACAGGTGTTAGATGATATTAAAAAATATAAGAACCCAAAGTTTAATGAAGATATACAGAAATCTATTGATAAGAGGACAGCTATTATTGAGAATAGTATTACAGCAAGAACGGTACTTGGAGGAGCCTCAATAGGTAGTAGGATTAAGAGTATAGAGAAGGCTTACATTAAGACTGTTTCTGACATAGTTAAAGTTGGTAATATTGAAGGTTGGAGTGCTAAGCAAGTAGCACAAGAAATTGACAATATAATAAGTCCGAGTGGGGAAAAAAAATGGGTTAGTCCATATGATTGGTTTCGTAAAATACACCGTGGTGATGTTACTGGTCGTAGGTCTGGTTCTGTTTCTTATAATTCTTATAGGATAGCGAGAACAGAGTTAGCAGAAACATACAGACTTGAAACAATAGCCTATCACTCTGGTAAGCCTTGGATACTTGGTTTTAGATGGAACTTGAGTGATGCTCACCCAAATATAGGGTGTGAATGTGAGGATTTAGATGGAAAAGTATTTGAAGATGAGGCAGATGTACCACACGCTCCGCATCCTCTATGTCTTTGTTACATAACGCCAGAATTAGTTGACCCGAAGGAGTTATAAAAATGCCTATATTTAGTGCAGATTGGTTCACACAACATATACCGAACTGGGAAAAAATCCTTCAAGATTTGAAAGGAAAACCTAACTTGAGTTTTCTGGAAATAGGTTGTTATGAAGGAATGGCTACCTTATGGTTGCTAGAGAATATCTTAACAGCAGAGTCAAGTCATATTATGGTAATAGACCCGTTTAGACAGACTGATGGGTACAGAAGGCTATCGGAAAAAATCTACACACATAACTACAGAGAGACATTTGAGGCTAACACAGAGCCGTACAAGAACAAAATAATAATAAATCCTAGTGAGTCGTTTCCTGCTCTGATTAAAATGCACCCAGATTATGAAGGAACTTTTGATTTTATTTATGTAGATGGTTTGCACGATTCTAGTGCTTGTTTAGCAGATATGGTGCTGTCTTGGGATTTATTAAAAGATGGTGGAATAATGATTTGTGATGATTATGGTTGGGATATAGATGCTAAGGAAGAACAGAAACCAAAGATGGGTATTGATGGATTTTTGTTAGGTTACACAGGTGAGTATCAACTTTTGCTAAAGGATTATCAAGTTGCTTTAAGGAAAAGAAATGATGGACTTAGAAGTTCCAGAAAAATCTAAAAAATTGCAGTATAAGGAGGAAATTATGAAAGCAATGTATTTTATTTTTTACAAAATAGAAAAGGATTTTGTAAATGAGGCTATTGATAGCATTCACGAAAAGGTATCTAAAATTTGTATAATAAACAACTCAGGTGATGTTGTTGATTTTGGAGATACAAGGAAAGAAAGATTAGAAATAATTACGCCAGAGTATCCGCTTACTTTTTCTCAGACTTTTAATTTAGCTAGGAAAATAGCAATCAATAATGGTATGGATGTTTTGTTTACACAGCATAGTGATGCTAAGTTTATAAATGTTGAGGATAGTTTGAATTTTATAAACTATGTAGCGGAATTGAAAGGAAAGTGGGGGCAAGTTCTTACTAATCACGACATAGTCACGGCTTATAATGTTGAAATGTTAAAAGATGTAGGAGAGATGGATACTGTATTTCCCCAGTATTTTGCAGATTTTGATTACCTTAGAAGGATGTCCTTAAATGGTTGGGAAATTGTACAGTCTGATTTTGGTGATAAGGTTTTGCATATGGGTGGCGGAAGTACTACAATAAAGAATGATAAGCACTTGAAAATGACTCAAAATTACACATTCCCGCTGTACGAGCAGTATTATGTGTCCAAGTGGGGTGGGAGTCTTGGAAAAGAAAAGTATTTAGTTCCGTTTAATAAGGAGGTAGGTAATGAAAATAGTTAATCCTAAAAGTGGCGAAACAATAGCCACAGCAGTACATAATTTAGTAGAGTTTTCAGTTAATGGAACTCGCATAGTGGTTGCAGGTGGAGATTATGTAGCGACCATTCAGTACCCAGAGGTAGAAGATAAGTGTCTAATAACGGTTGCTGATGGTAAAATGGAGATAGAGCAACCAGAGTATAAAGTTAAAGAACCAGATAAGGAGGTTCAAGATGGAAAAGAAAAAGAAAATAATCCAGATGAATCCAAAGGAGGAGAATCTGACGCAGATGGAGCAGGAGATGGAGATAGAGGAGATACCAGTCCAGAACCAGATGGAAACTCAGCCAATGACTCCAAAGATGGAGGAAACGATAGTGGAGGAAGCGGAGGAGAAAACTCTGGAGAAGGAGATGGAGAAAACAGGACTGAATCTAAGGGGGAAAGTTCAGAAGATAGAAAGTTCACCAAGATTCAGTAATGTTTACGAGTTAAGAGATTATTTAATAACCACTCCGAACCCCAGTGAGGCTTACGCTAGGTTAGTCTCATCTGGTCAGGTTAGTGATAAGTTAGATAAGGCTATTAGAGTAGAAATGGTTAGAATAGGATTTGGAAACCTATGAACAAAGAAGAAAAAAACAACTTAATAATAGAAGGTACATTGTCAGAGATGGCTGGTGCAGATGATTTTACAATCCAAGTACCTGTAGCTAAAGGTGTTGATATCAAAGCTCTAACTGAAGGAGACCCAGACCCTATGTTTGTAGTGGTAGAGGCTCTTAATGAAACA